ATCTCTTTTAACATCAGATTCTTTAAATATTCTGTATATGCTAAACTTACCAAAAGCTTTTGTGCGATAAGCAATTGACCCTTTAATTTTGGCTTTGGTATTTATTTTTAAGCCTTTAGCCTTTCTATTCCCCCTCATAACCAACCCCCTCTAAAACTTCTTCTGGCGTAGCATCAATTAATTTACCTATTTCTTCAGCTAATATCATAATTATTGGTTTTGCTTCGTCAGGTGAAATATCTTCATTAAAATTAACAGAAGCAAGAATATCTTCAGTTTTATTATTAGAAAGAGTAGCTAAGGCATTAGCTAGATTTACCACAGTTTCAATGGGGTCAACAGTTTCTTCAGTTTCTTCAGTTTCTTCAGAATCAGTTGTAGGAGAGTTTTTACCTTCAGGGTTTTGAATAGCTTGCATTTCAAGCATTTGTTCTTTAATTCTGTCCCATTCTACTGAGGGGTCAAAGCCTAATAATTCTTGAGCAGTAGAAACAGAAACGATTTGGTTTAAGACTAAAGAAGTAAGTTCTTCAAAACCAAGTTCAGGATGGTCGACTTTTGAGAAGTCTTGTAACGTTTCGTTATGAATAATTTCTTGTTCAAGAATTGAAGCGTTAGGGGTTAAAGCTCGTTGTAGGTCTTCAACCACTAGGCGCATAGCAGTATTGGAAATAGGAGTGTCTAAAGCCTCTAAAAGGGAAATTCTATTTACTTTTGTGTCAACAGTATCTAAAACAAATTCATTAAGACCAGAAACTGAAATTTGAGAAATTTCCTTTTTACTAAAACCCTGAGTTAAAGCAACTAATTTATAACATTCTTCAAGAAAAAACAATAATTGTTCACCGTAAGCGGCAAGAGCTTGTTCTTGACTAATAAAGTCCATACTTTTAGCTACGCCTGATTCTTGCATTGGTCTATCATCACCAGCAGAAATGCCATTAGAAAAAATTAAATCTTTAATTCTACTTTCTAGTTTTCCTAGATAGCCAGCAATGGTATTAATAGCAGTACCTGTAGTTTCATTAAAAGTAAATCCTTGTCCAATTAATACTCGATGGTTTCCTGTTTGACCTCTGGCTTCTTCCAAGTCAACCATTTTATCTGCGGATTCTGACATAGGAGTAAATAATCTTTGAATTTGACCAGCAACATTTGCTGTATATGTCAAATTATTATGAACCCTAATATGTTCCAAAACTAAAAATATAGCTTCTTTAGTGACCCAAAGATTTTCAGGAATTTGAATTTTTACAACGGGAATAGTGCCTCTTTCATGAGCAACTTGTTTAGATAAAGGAATCATATAAGAACTTGAATTAAACTCCGATTTGACATCGGGTTCAAGTTTTCCTGTATTACTATAAATCATTGGGCAACGATAGCTAGTAATAAAAGTATCATCTATAAATGTCCATTTCAGAAAATATTGCGTTTCACCTACAGGGCTATAATTGGTTTCTAATTCTCTAATTTTTATCCATTTTAGCTTTCCATCGAGTTCTTGATAGTGAATAACAGAACGAGGGTCATACAACGCAATATAAGGCATTAAACCTAATTCTTCTTCTTCTTTTTTATTAGTCGGTAAAATGTCTAAATAATCTTTTTCTATTACTGCGTATACTTTTTCATATTTTAAAAGTTTAAAAAAAACATCTTTAATAAAAGCTTTTTCTTTTTGACGATTACCGTTAACAGATTCTCTAAATTTAGACCAAAATTCTTTGTGTTTAGGGCTTTCTGAAAAACCATTAATAGTATGATTAGAGGCAGTCATCCTATTCAATAATTGAGCTAAACATTGCCCTAAAATAGGAACATAAGTGAAGAGTCTTTTCCGGTATTTGTAAATTTCAGCATCTTCATCGGGTTTTTTAATTAAATATTTTTCTAAATTATCTTTTAATCTTTGCCCGCCGCCTAACAAGTCGTCAGTCATATTAAAAAGTTCCTGATTTTGTTCAACTTCAGGATGGACAGATTCTAAAATTTCAAATGCTACTTTTTTTGGATATTCCATTTAAAAACCCAACGCTACTAGAGTGTTGGGCGATTTCGGACTAAATTAAGCCAGCAAATAAAGAGTTAGACGTGGGTTAAACGGTGTAATTCTGTTTTAGCTTTCTAGTGAGTCGAGAAAACCATACCCAGTAAGGATTCTAGCTGTTTCTGATAACGGAAGGTGGGTCTAGACTTAGCTTACTACTGTAATCCTAGCAAAGTGATTCCGTAGTCTTCGCATACTTTTTTCATCTCCTGCCATTGAGTAAGATATTTGTAATTCTTAGGACAACCAAACAAAAGGATAAACTTCTTTTTAGTTTCAACAAATCTACTGTAAACTAAAACCTGACCTAAAGCTTCTTTAAAACCTCGGTAGTGTTTAAACTCATAAAGATAACCTTTATCAGTTAACAAATCTATGTTACCTAATGGGGTAGAAACCTCTATTTTACCACCTAATCTAGCTTGGTAAGCTAGTTGTATATCTTTCTCTGTAGCTTTGGTATCTTTTCTAGGGGTTTTATTCTTATTGTGTTTATGTAGAATTTTTAAACCTTCTACATCTTTACCCAAGTGTAAACCTAACTCACAAGCAAACTCCATATACTTTGCTAGAGGTTTCTTGTTATACAAAGCTAGAGTTAAGTCAAATAACTGGTCTAACGTAATTACATAAGCATCATTAGCGTTTAATTCTGTTTTAGCTTTAAAAGGCTGAAAATCCTTGCCCAGTAAGGCTTTGGACTGCCTTAGCAAGTTTGAGTGACGTGCGACTTTTTCCTCGATAATCGACCATGCTTGGCTAAGTGCAATCCCAAAACTACCATCAGTAAACATCAAACCATCAATCTCCGACGTTCCTAATTGTATTTTTGCAACAATTGCTTTTTTACGGCTTCTGACATTTTTTGGGAGTCCTGTTTAATCTAAAGACTCTATCATCCTAACTTGGAATGCACTCTCTGTCAAGGGGGTAGGGGGGCTGTTGGGCGATTTAGGCTTAAATTAAGCCAGCAAATAAAGAGTTAGACTTTGGGACGGGTCTTTCTGGTGTAGTAATGGCAGACCCCTCTGGGATAATGTTTTCGATGTTTTTATGTTCTAAAGTTGCTAACACATATCTTAAAGCATCGCAATTACTGACTAAGACTGCGTTTGAGCCAATTTTGATGAAGTAATTGTGTGTCTCCTCGACTTCTATGTTATATACTCGGTTTATTGAGTATTTACCTACACATTCTAGGGCGGGGCTTGACCATAGAGTATCTGTTAAATTAGAAATTCCTATAAGTGACTCCCATTGAGATTGGTCAAGATGGCTTATATGGTTCATAACACTAAGGTTCTCGGCACTTATAAAACCATTATTCGTGTAAAAGGGGTGGTCTGGAGTACAACGCACAATCTCAGAAGAATTGTAATCTTTAACTTCTATCGTTTCTGCCAATCGGGAACCAGTGAAATTAATATTCTTTAATCCATTAGAAGACCACACTTTGTCTTTAACTTTCAGGCTTTCTATATTTTGCCATCCTGTTTCTGTTAAAACCTGTGTGCCAGCCACAAAACAAAGATGGTCTTGTTGAGATTCAGCGACTTCTTCTTTAATAAATCCTTCTTTGGATGCCCGATGATATGCTCCCATATCTTCATAAACCCTTCTGCAAGATTCGGCTATCATTAAGCGTTTTTGATAAAGTAAAGTGTTTACAATACCATTCCCTTCACTAACACGGTTATAACCCCCCATAAGTTTAGGAATCCCAGACTTTCTCATAGTTAAAATTCGACCGGGTTGTGAAGGGTCAGCAAATGAACGGCTCACATTGTGTTCACTCACAAACTGAAGAGCTTTGTCGTTGTGAACTCGTTGTTCAATGGCAGTATTAGGGTTAGGATTTTCCCAGAAATCAATAATAAAGTAAGTGTTACCCATTTTACCCACCACAACTAAAGCTGGATTGACATCCCCCCAGTCAACACCTAAATATACTTGTTCAAAGTAAGTAGGTAAATTCTCATCAGAAATAATATTGTCACTAGATAAGGCAGAAAAAATTTGACCATCAAAATTTTCCCAAGAAGCCAAACATTCTTGTCTAAATACTTTTTCTGGTAAAGATTCTTTTATACGTTCAATTTCTTCACGAGGAATAAAGGGGTTGTCATAAATTGTACGATGGAAAGAACCCCAATCTTTGTATTTATCCCCATTTTCGTACAAACTGTGAAAAAAAGTTCCATAACCTTTAGGCGTATTATGACTAATAAACCCGTTACTCCAGAAAGAATTTGTGTTAGGTACTGTAAAATCGTAAGTCTGATTTTCAGAGTCACTAATTGATTCTATAGTGTCCCAAAAATAGTCATTAGAATTAAACGGTTCATCGGGGGGGTTTAACTTTTGTACCCCTAGGCTACTTGTTTTTTTGTTATCAGACCCAAAACCAATTAATTGACAATAAGTATCATAATGTGAACCAGTTAGTTCTAATTGTGCCATTTCTGGGTCATGTGGTAATAAAAAAACTTTTGCAATTACTCCTAAGTTAGAAAGTAACAATTGAAATTGTTGAGCTAATGTTTTATTACAAGTGAAATGGATAGTTTTTGCTAATCTGTTACCTGTAGTACCAATAGAACCAGCAATGTCCATAAACCCTTGAATAAAAGAGATAGCCCAAGATTTACGCCCTTGAAACAACCATAATGGTAAGGTTCTTCTTCTCCGACTCACAGTGGACATCCCTATATGCTTTAGTAACTCTACTAAATCGTTATCTACATAAGACCAAACATTTCCGACATCTTGTTTAAACATAGCCCCTAAAATCTTACCACTTTCTAGAAACTCTCTCATTTGTTGAGTAGTAGTTTTTACGGTAATGTAATACTTACCATTTTGTTTTTTGTGGGTTCCTTGAGATAACCATAGACCAAGAAAATAGGCAAAATCTTTGGTCATGCCTTGATTAGGTTGTAGCCAACCTTTTGTTTTAGGAACATATTGTCTTTTGATTTTGAAACCATCTATAGGGTCTTTAGTACCCCAAATATCCATACCATGTGCTATCGCCACTGTGTCCCCCTTTTTCAGTTCTTCCATTTTTTTCCAGCCATTTTTTGTCCAAATAGGATGGTTTAAAGAAGCTTCTAAAGTGAATCCAAAAGAAGATGTGATGATTTTGGTCTCGGTATATCCATTATTAAAAAAAGAATCTGCTTTATGAAATTCATTATTGAGTCCATAAAGTTCAACATCCTTTAGCGGTTGATACTCTTTTGCACAACTATCCTGATTAAATTCAACAATTTCTGTCATGCCTTGTCTAGGTAAGACAAAGGTGTTAGGAGCCACACAACCTGTTAATAAAGCACATGACCCTTTTGTATCAATTAACGCTGGCATAATAACTTCCATCCATGCTATAGGTTTAATGTCTTGCATTTCATCAAGACCTGCGAAATAAATTTTTAACCCCCTACAATTGTCCCCATTGTCTTCATTTAAACCCCTTAAAATTATATCTGGTTTGTTTCCTTTAAATGAAATTCTACATTCAGATTTATAAATTCTCTCTATACCTGGATGCCCCTCTAATAATTTTACTAAAGGATTCCAATGAATTTGTTTGGCTTGTTTTAAAGATGGCATTCCTAATAAAACTACAGGCGGTGATGCTTTATCATACGCCCCTTTATAATTAAGTGCCTTATCAATAATCATTGTCAACATGAGTCTCGATTTACCGTATCTTCGGGAACTGACTAATACTTTAAATCTTTTAGGACTAACAAATACTGTTTGTTGACCTGGGTGCAAATATAACTTTAATGTTTTATCCTTTTTTAACATCCAAAACCCTATTCAAAGTTTATCGAAACTCACATCAAAAAAATGGGCGAAACTTTCCTTAACTTTATGCGTCTTATCACAGATTTGCAAAAACCCCTTGACAATCTAGTTTAGAAGTGCTATTATCTATTTATCTTGTATTAGCTAAGATTAAATTATGCGTCAATCCATCGACAATGACTTTGTTAATGCACTAACTTCTTACTGGGAGTTCTCAAGTACCACCGTCGTATATCCTCCAGAAAAATCACTGGAATACGTTACTCTCGGTTTGATTAGTGAAATCAACGAATTTGCTAACAACTCTTTTGCCTTGCTTATTGGTTATCAAGACGGTGCGCTAGAGGTCGAAGAAAGTGTTTTAGACATAGAACGAACCAAGTTGCTTTTAGAACTAGGCGATATACTTTACTATGTGACTCGTTTGTGTATTCACCTCGGTTATAGCTCTGTCCAAAGTTTTCTAGTTAATGTTAAATATTATCCAGAGTCGGAAGGTATTAAAAGTCTTGAAGAATCTGATTTTTTTACGACTTACATGGCTCTCAATTTTGCGTCTGGAGAATTAGCTGGGCTTATCAAAAAATATGTTCGTGGTGACTCCAATTATCAAGACTTGTCTATTTTACAGGTTTTTTGTGAATCCTACCTAATCATTATGTTCTTGACAATAGACGAACTAGCCTATGACTTGAATAGTGATTTGAAAACTGTCATGGACGATAATACTAATAAGTTGACAAAACGGAAAAATGCGGGTACTATTCAAGGAGACGGCGATTTCCGTTAAGGTTTTTCAAATTTAACCCAAAATTTCGCTAAACTGTTGCCAACAAAAGTTGGCAACCTTTTTTTGATTAAGATGCCAAAGCACTTAATACATGGGGAATTATAGGGTGTCTTACACAGGAACCTTTAGGAAACCAAACAATCCCTACATCTGGAGTATCCAATAATCTATGTGCCGCAATATGAAAAAAGCCTCCACATTGAAGACTACTTTGGGATGGGTCGCCAATAATAACAAGTTTTGACCCGTGTGATATTCTCGTGATTACACAATTAAAAAGTCTTTGAGTCGCATCTTCTGCTTCATCAAAAATAATAAATGTGTTAGATAATGATGCCCCTTTAAGTTTTCCAATATGTGAAATTTCTAATCTGGTTTTAAACTTTCTAAGCTCATCATGGGAACAAATTTCAGATAAATTAGTCCAAAGAGGAAGTCCTAAAAAATCAATTTTTTCCTCGTATTCACCAGGCAAAGCCCCAATATCTTGTTCATCTGGTTCATTAACAAATGGTCTGACATAAAGAATAGAATCAATAGGCGATTCAGGATTATTTATAGCTAAAATAGCCGCATACATGGCTAATAACGTTTTTCCTGTCCCTGCTTCACCAATTCCTAACGTAATGGTATTTTCTCGAATGGATTGTAAGTATTTTGCTTGCGAGTGGTTCTTGGGTTTAAGACCTTTTGCAATGTTGACCATTTGGTAGGTTTTAAATAAAGGATTACTTTTGAAATGGGCGTGGAGAGTTTCAGTTCAAAACATCGTCTTCATCATTAGAAGCAAGGTTAGTAGTCGGTAAAAATTGGGGGTAAACATCAACTTCTAAAAAGACTTCTTCTTCCCGTTCTGTCAGAGAATCAACTTTTTCGAGAATCATTCCTAATTGTTTATGGGCTTCTAATGAGGCATTGAGGTTTTTAGCCGTTAAAGTAACAATATCACCTCTGTTAGTGGCTTTTTGTTCTTCATATCCTTCTTTACCCATTATCATTATATCAGTTAAAAATTTGACTCTAGAGTGTAACGTTGAAAATTTTAGTTCCCCTAAAAGTATCCCCAATTTTACAGATTCCGCTCCTCCAAATTTATGTTTAAAAAGACGGTCTGGCTCTAATTGTAAAACATCTAAAACAAGTTTTTCGTCTATACTAATGCAATCAAGATTTTTATTCACTCGTCTGGCTATTTCAGCATCTGAATATTGAGGATAACAACCCCTATAATAACAAATAGCCTCTTTTATTAACTCAGGAACTTCTTCAGGATTAGTTATTTTAATTAGTTTAGACATTCCATTTTTAGTTAATTAATTTGGCTATTTGTTTTCAAGGATGGGGCTTGTATCCCATTAAATCGCTGTCATCAAATCAGAAGTCCAAGATTTTCCTGTGAACTTTTTAGGTACTTTCGTTTTACGACGAGGGAATCCAGCTTTATCCACTAAATTACGTTGCATTTGTTCTTTAGATTCTGCATCACCCCATCCAGCCCCTAAAGTTACAGCATCGGTCAAATCAAGCACTAATCTAGCACGATGTTTATAGTGTCCTGATATGATTTCTAGAACTTCCCAATGGCGCATTTTTAAAAGTTCTAATCTAGAAATACCAAAACTATAAAATATTGGTAGA